AGTGATTGATGCTGTACGAGCATTATTTTCATCAATAGCACGTTGTACTTCGGCTTTGATGTCGATCTCTACGGCTTCATTAGCCGTATCAACCGCAGTCTCTTGTGTTGATTCTTCCATAGTGCGAACCGAGGGTGATGCGGATTCAACCGCAGAATTAATCTCTTCGACAGGAGATTTATCTTCTATATTAATACTATTACCTTGAGAGGGTTCTATCAAACTTCTCCCAAAACCAATTGTTGGGTCAGCCGGAACCGTTACAACCGATAATTCGTGGACAGACCAGCTCGATGCTCTCATGCCATCTTCCATTTCTTCCATATCATTAATTTGATAACCAAAAGAAATTCCACGCAAAATACCATCTTTAACGTCTTCTAAGACTTCAGAAGCAAATTTATTGCGAGAAAAGCGGATTTTAGCGTATCCACGCTTATCTTCTGGATCTATGTAAGCACGTTCAACAACTCCAATCGGTTTGTTCATATCGTGATTAAACAGAACCGCACCGCCATCATTTAATCGTGATAAATCTGCTGCACCTGCTTCGTGGCTTAACACTTCGTTACCAAAATACCTTTTTACAGCAAATTCAGAACTAAATGGAAACTCAAATGTGCGTGATTTCACATTTTTGAAGTCAGTAACCTCTTTACGTTCAAATTTATCTCCAACCTCAATCGATCTAATGTCGGCAATTTTTGTAAGTGTTGAAAATTTGTGACCGACTTTTCTATCGGTAGCCTCCCCATTTCTATACAAAGTAATTAATGCAGCAGGGTCTTCCGCTGTTCCTGTAATAGTAAAAGAACTATCAGGTACATCTATTGATCCATCTCTAGTGATACGATCAATCTTTCCTCTAGCTCGACCACCACTAGAATTCCAAGATACAAAATCACCAACGCTTAACGCATCAGGTTCTGCTCTTTCTTCAACTGTTGTTGTTTCTTCAGCCATAGAACGCTCCCTAGCTTTTTTAATTGAATTAGACTTTGACCTAGACCATGTTTGTCCAGGATTACCGCCCCAAGCAGCCCATGCTACCCTACCATTACTAGGATAGCCATCTTCACCAGGACGATAGCCTTTTCCCGATTTATCCGACTCATGTCGGGCGAACCATGCATTCATTGTAATAACTGTATCGGGTGATAGTTCATTTCCGCTTAATATTTGTGTTGCTCTTGTCCTAGCAACATCTGTACCACCACCTTCTCCTTCTTTTTTCCATTCTCTATATCTTTCTGCTTCTTTTCTCATACCATCGGTTGGCATCAGATTTATATCAGTACCATTGACGTTTGCCATAATTAATCAGATTTTTTACGTTTTTTAGATCTACTAGGAGTTGTTGGTGGGGCTGTAATATTTACATTACCCTCAGAACCAATCTCAACTTCTAAATCTAAATCCTTATCCAATGTTACATCTAACCCCTTGGCAACCTCTTGCTCTCTTGCAATCTCAGCAATAATATCGTCATAATCTCCACCATTAGTAGCAGCAATAACTTGTGCCTTACTAATGTATCCAGCTTGTTCTGCTTCTCTATATGCCTTCACCTCCTTTAAAGGATCAACATAATGTTGTGCAGGTGGAGTCCATCTTGGTTTGCAATATCTTTTTGGTCTTTCTGAATAATCAGGAAAATCTAACTCACCTGCTAAAACTGCAAGTTCTAACCATTCTTTAAATACTCTGTAGTGAAGATTATCAATAATGTACTTTTGACAGAATTTCCAATGCTCTCTATCTTCAAGCAAACTTAATCTAGAGCTAGAATAATTAGTTTCAGAAAAATCCTTACTTATAGTTTCAAAGCTACATCCTATTCCTGTTGCAAAACGTCTGATTTTATTTTTTACAAACATCTCATATTGTTGAGATGGATAATCAATGTCAGGTACTGTTACTTTTTCATTCGGCATCAAATATCTGAATGTTCCAGGTTCAAAGCTTTGTATCCTTTGGTTATTCTCTACCTCATCTCCAATCAACTCTCCTTGATCATTTTGTATGAATCCCATAATACTTGCACCTGCTCTTGCTCTTATAACAGCAGCCTCTTCATAGCCCTGTAATTGGTGCATATCAGCCATCACACTATGAAACCAAGGCACTCCTCTATTTTGGCCGGGTCTTTCGGGTAAGAATAAATGGATGATATCTTCTGCTGGTACAAATATATGTAATTTTTGATTTGCAGAAAAATCTAAATAATATGCATCCCCTGGATGTTTTGTAAGGATTGCATATCTTACAGCTCTACCCCATTCGTCAACTTCTACACCATTTCTCCATTCATTTGTTTTCTTTAGTGTTTTGCCATCATATTCTTCATCTAATAAATCACTCTCAATCATCTGCAAGGCTAATGGCACTTTTGAGTCACCAAATGGTTTTCTTACAATCCTAAAAATAGCTTCTCCAGACTCACATAATGCACCTGCTGATAACCATTCAAATTGATGGAAACTGTATTTACCTGCACAATCACAATTGTAAGCTTCTGACCATTCTGCCCACTTCTCCTCGATTAAACTGTTAACTCTTTCATCTCTTTTGTTTCCTCTTATCTGTGAAACAAGAGATTGAAATTTCATACCTGTTCCAACTATATTTATTTGTGTTGTTCTTTTTGCTTGTCTAGCATAAGGATTATTTCTTACAAGTTCTCTTGATCTATCTCTTAGCTTACGCAAACTATTCCTTATTTCGGCATCGGCACTCAACTGGCTACTCATCCAATCGGAAGTAAGCCTAGAAACTAATGCTCCTTGATATGCTCTTTTAATACTATTTAGAGGATTGGCATTTCTTCCAAAACCAAGAACTCTTTTTACAGTATTTGAAATGTTAGTTCGTATTCCCATTAATATGCTCCGTTAAAACGTACAAATGTAGCTCTTGGATTACCAAGACCATTAGCTATGGTTTCTGCTTGTTTCTCTCGAACAAGTTCTGCTTTATATCTGCTTTCTAATGCAAGTAATTCTGATAACTCATATTTCTTAGCTGATCGTGTTCCTATCTTGTATTCTTGTACGACTCCACCACTAATAATATTTCTAATCGCAGTTTGTATTGTTGCTAAGTCTTTTTCTACCTGTGTTCTGCCGTCATAATTTAATGCAGTTCCAGAATATTCAAGAGATGCTAAAACTTCAAACTTTCCTGTATATATAGTCTGTTTTTCTGCTCCCGACTTATTTGCAATCGCTTGATAAAACCAATCTCCAGCCGTAAAGGTGGCTGTTACATTACTAGCAATCGTAAATTGAAATCCATCAACATATGCAGTACTACTTATTGTTGAACCGATAGGGCCTGTATTTGTTCTTAAATAATAAACAACTGACCAATCTGGACTGCTTATAGAGTTTCCGAATACATCTTGACTTGCTGGTATCCTCCATTGCACATAATCCCCTGCTCTAATAGTTGTTGGAAAAGTCATTTTTTTACCAATTAGCGACAAAATTCGACTTTTTAGCCGATTTAGTTTGATTTAATCTTACCTTACTATCCTTTTGAGGGTCAGATGGATTTAACCTTCTTTCAAATTGATCAAATATTGTCCTTCTGTCATATTTTTGCAATAACCTTTGCCAAGCAGCATATGCGTATACCATCTCATCAAGAGCTTCATTTCTTGCATCACTTTTTTTGACCCAAACCCTTTCTTGATAACCATGCTTATATCTAAGCACCTGTCTCTCTGCCGTTAGTTCTTCAAAATAATCATGTGTGATTGTTGGATAAAAATGTATATAACCTTCTCCAGGTTCTGAATCTCTTAATCGATTATGAAGTGTTGATTTAATAACATCTACTCCTACAGGAAATAATTGTACTCCTCTTTTTAATGCTCTTCCCGAAAAATTTATATCCACTTTGCTTGGTTTTCCTAAAGGAGGTTTTCCTTTTTGACCCATACCTTTTATTCCAATCAAACCAATGTGACCTCTTTCTCTTACATATTGATAAACTTCTTGAGTGAAATGACCACCAGTATCTATAGCTGCACTATCAATCTTCATTTTGATACCATTTACATTTTCATATTCACTCATTAATACTTCATCCATCTGTTTCCATAGATCTGCTCTAGCAGGGCTACCATATATAACCTTTCTATCAACTAAATACATTTCTTCATTACGTCCTATGCCCCATAAGCTCATAGAAAGTCTATCGTCTTGAACATCGCATCCAAGACACAAACTGAGAACACCTTCTGGTGGTATGCCTTGCTCATAATTTTCTGTTGCTGCTCTTTCCATTAATCCATCTGCACCAACCTTACTCGCATATTGATCTTCCCAAACGTCCCCTAAAATCGTATTAATCCAAGTTTTTAATTGTTCGGGATCATTCTTACTTTGTAAAAATTCCTCAACAAGATTAGACCAACTTGCATTTGGTGAATATGAATATGCAGCCCATATATGAAACCCAACGTGTTTAGGATTCCCAGGTGCTGTAGCTCGCCATTCTCCTCTTTCTACCATCCATCTCTTTTTACTATGTGGTATTAAACATCCACAACTTTCACATCCATAGGCAACTGTATCAGGATCATTATCTCGCCATTTCATATTTGCCCATCTTAAATACTGCATATGATTGCATTCGGGACAAGGGATGTAGTAACGCATTTGGTTCGTCTGCAAAAACAATCTTTCAATACGACTAAAGTCTTTGATCGTTGGTGTTGATCCAGCTACTATTTTTCTGTTCCAATAGTATTCTGTTCTTCTAATACCAAGTTTTATCTGATCTCCTTCAGTACCAGCAGATAATGGATAACCATCAACCTCATCAAATAAGACTATACGTCTAGAAACTCTTCTGAAACCACGAGCAGAGTTTGCTCCAACTAAAGATAATGTTCCTCCAGGGAAATTCTTTTGTAATAACGTATTACTTCCATCTTTAGACTTTGGATCACTTACTAAACCATGCAAACATTTGGTGTCCCTTAACATGGGGCTGACTTCCTCTTTAGAGTAACCAGTCGCATCATCTATAGTTGGCTGAACCACCATGATAGGACAGGGATCTTGGTGAATATGATATCCAATAATATGGTTTAAAATCTTAGAATATCCGACTCTAGCAGACTTCATAACTGTCACTTGTTCTACATTTGGATCAGTTATCGCATCCATAATTCCTTTCTGATATGGAAGTGTTCTCCACCTACCTCCTTCAGCCGAACTTTCAGCCGATAAATAAGCAAAATTATCCGCCCATTGGCTCAAACTAAGCTTTTTAGGCGGTTTAAAGGCTAAATAAGCTGTTTTTTCTAGTTTTAAGAGGTTATTCATGCAACTGATAACTCTTCTAACGCTTCACGAACAATATCGTCCAAACATGACACCGCATTTGCATCTAAATCTGGTATTCGTTGTTTTGCCTTAGATGATATTCCTAGTAACTTGGTTCGAGCTGTTGTAATTATGTCGCACCACTTATTTTCTACTTCATCCATAGGAACTAATTCTTTTTCTTTTACTTTTCTATCGAGTTCAAGTAATTCTGCTTTTAAATGTTCTGTTCTAGCTTTACTTTCCTCATATTCTGGTATTGATTCGCTTGTTTTACTAAGTCGGGATCTATGGACAACTACATTACTGTCTTTTGGTGTAGTTCTCATCCTTTTGAAAGCAGATTTGCTATACCATTCCTTTTCTAAGGTATCGCTGTTAATTACAATCTTCCCTTTGTCATCTGTCATTGCTGTAAGACGACCTTCTTTTATCGCACCATATACAGCCTGGATAGTTACACCCATTTTCTCCGCTGCTTGCTTTCTGGTGATTAGAGCCATATAAAAATGTAAATTCCTTACACTTCTTACAATAGCGTAAATATTAATTCGTGGTATAATACCGCATTTTTACTAGCTTTTTCTTAGGGCTTGTCTCATCAGTCTCATATAGTGAGATTTGTAAGAACATTGCTGCGGAAATGCCTAGTAAAATTTTGCGATCCGAAACCACT